CTATATTAGGATTCTCTTTAATTAGATAAAGATAATCTAACACTGTACCTTCCCATTCTTCTACTTCTTTACCTTCTTTCTGGCTCAAAATAATGTCTCTAAAATCACTCATGTTTGTTCTCCTCTTTTAGTTTATCCATATTATTATTTTTTAAAGCCTTTAAAACACTTTCACGATCAGTTAAAATGATATTTTGACTTCCTATATTTGGTTTTTTCAAGTTTTGAACTTTATAATCAAGTTCTGACTCCTTTAATTCTACCATACGATTTTTTAATTGTAAATAGTCATTATTATACACAGTAGATTGAATTTGAGAGACAGCATTGGTAACACTATCCATAGTTTTCGCTGCAACTTCAACAAGCCTGGCACTAAAGTTACCATTCGCCAATTCATCTTCAACTTGGTCTAATATACGATTAGCACGGTCAATATTATCCTTTATTATAGAATCAGGATCTTCACCTTCTTCTTTAAATATAGATACTGATGAAGGCTGATTCTCTATATTCTCTAAATCAAATTCCTCTGCTAATCCTTCCCTATTAAGTTCACTCATTTTCTTTCTCTCATAGGTATGTCTATAATTGAAGAAATTTGATTAATAAGCGCACCGGCTTCTGCTTCCGTTAAAGTAATTGTTAATAGATTTATAATTATATCCATTTCATATTTTTCTACGGCCATACCTCCAGCACTACAACAACGGACCCATTTAGCCTTAATATTTTTCATTTATCCCCCTTACAAGTATTTATATTATACTGTATTTTCATATATTTGTAAACTAACAAAAATTAGCCAATTCCCCTGTACTACATCCAGGTATTTGATGGGCCTTTTCATGACAATCAACACATAAAGTAATCCCATTATCTACATCGGCTGATTCTAATGGGTATAATTTTACAGGATTGATATGATGGGCAATAAGAGAAACTTTTGTTTTACCACATTTCTGACAGGTATAATCATCTCTTTCAAGGACCATTTTACGCCATTCGGGTTGCATATGTCGAGGTTCATTCCACCAAGGGTCACGCCCTGCTCTTATGGCATCATTATGTATTAGGACTTCAGGCTTCTTCCCATATATAGAACAAGAGTTTTTACAATTTTCGGAACAATAAAGGTTACATTCACCTTTTGATTGACCTTTAAGTGCTTGTACTCTATTACTAACATCAAGAGTATTAAGAACATACCATTCATCACATTTTTTACACCTAACTTCTAATATTTCCCTATTTTCCTTATTCCTTCTTACTTCTTCACACCATTCTAATTGAAAGGCATAGGTGTCATAAAAAACATAACCTTCTATGTTTCTTTTCCATAGTGTTATAGTTGTTTCCATAATACTACCATCAGGACACATTACTTTAAACTTATTACCCACTTCTTCATATTCCTCTTTCGAAGTTAGTAATTCGTGACCCGGAACAGATTTTATGAGTTTCTGTACTTCCTTATATGGCGTTTTATTCCATATTTTTTTTCTTCTTGTTCCGTCATCCTTATCCCATGCTTTTTTAGTGGCTTTGGATAATAGTTTACCCATTTCCTTCCTAAAACTCTCACTTTTCCACATTTCTTTAGATGCTTTTGCTTGCTTTTCTTTAACATCTTTTCTGTTAGCGGTATGTTTGTTTCTACAACTTCTACAAAACTTACCGCTATTTTGTCTTAGGTAATTTTGGTATGATTGTGTTACTTCTTTTTTACATACATTACAAGCAAAGATTATTTTTTTATGAGAACCTTTGGTTAATATACTAACATCTCCTCCATCTTCTCTTCTTATTCCCATTTATAAATTCTCCTTAAAAATTACATATCTTCTCATTAGTCCTATTTATACATTTTACAATATTTTTTAGAGAATGTAAATAGCATAAAAAAACCCCTCCCGAAGGAGAGGTTTGGTTAATGTTAAACACCCGAAAGTGTTGAAAAATTTATGAAGGCATGCCTGTGATTCGAACCTTTTGGTAATAATTAGCTGCACCAAATAAATGATTGTGCACGGCATATCTTGACATCAATCCGACTGTTGGATTAAAGGAATCTTCAAATGTTGCCCTTGCAGGTAGTAATTGAATATATGGTAAGTAAATGATACCTGCGTCATACTCACTTGGTCCCTTATATCCTACTGTATACTGTTGTACTGTTTCAGTATAGAAGGTATCTCTATAAACGGTCATCTTACCATCAAGGGAACCTACTCTTGCTACACCTGTAACACCTGAATTAACACTAGAGTTAACTGGGGCTACTGTAAATGCTGAAAGTGCTTCAAAGGCTGCACACAAGATTGGTGATGTTATAACGAAGTTACCTGAACCACGTCTTGTATTAACAGCGATAGTATTAGCCTTTCTAATCATTTGGTTATAAAGTGAACGATATCTTTCATGCTCCCACCTACCATCGTAATCTGTGCTTGTGGTCCATGTATACTCGGTAAGAACTGCTACATCATCAACCGCTTGTACGATTTCACGATCAATTTCAGCTGTTATCTCATAAGCCAGAACGTCCATCATTTCCTCTTCGATATCAAGACCATGCATCGCTTTAATATCTTGAGCAACTTCTAAGGACCAACGGCTTCTCAATTTACGAGTGTTGGCTTCAATCTCTGATTTCTCGATTGTCATATTGACTTCACGAATATGGAGACCCGAACCTCTACCGATACCGATATCACTACCAACACCAGAACCTAACTTAGAACCCCAAACTTCTGCGGATACGGTTGTTGCTGCTGTACCGGAAGGATTGGTGCCTGTTCTGGATGAATAACTGTTGTTTACACGGTTGTATCCAACTTCATAATTTACTCCACCTGTTGGTACTCCAGCATCCGGATTACCATAATCACTATCACCTCTGAATCTTAAAGCAAATGCCAAACCAACTGGGCCAGTCATTGGCTGTACACCAACGATACTATGAGCAATAAGTTCCGGGAAAGTTCTCCTTACCATAGGAACTGCTATTTTTTGAAACATAGCATTTGTGCTACCGTATGTAGGAGCACTTGTACCCATTTGACCACCCATATAGGATGACGATTCATTGGTTTCATTGTGCTGATTCTCAAGCATAATAGCTGTTGCTTTCTTAATTTTTTCATTTCCGAATTGAGTACCTTCATCAAGGATTGGTTTCCATTTTTTCATCAATTCATCAATATTATATTGTTTTACCATTTCTTAATTTCCTCCTTTTATTTTAAACTTTTCCTTCTTGTAAGGTTGTAAGGTACCCTTTCAAATAAGAATCGAATGGACTTCCATCTTCATTTAGATTCTCTTTCTTATTATCTATTTCAGACATACCCTTACCCTCATCTTTCTTTACTTCTTCTTCCTCTTCTTCTTCTTCTTCACCATCATCTTTTTTTACTTTCTTTTTCTTATCGTCCTCTTCTTCTTCTTCTTCTTCCTCTTGCTCCGCTACTGTACCAAGAATAACCTTGAATTTTCTGTCAATTTCTTCTTTATCAGTAACACCTTCCAGAATATCAAGTACATGAGATTTTTGAGACTCTGTAAGACCATCACATTTCTTTCTCAAATATAATGCTGATGCTAAGTCTTGAGCATCTTTTTGTAATTCAAGCTCTGAGGATGTCTTTTCGTCAACCTCTTCACGAAGTTTAAGAATTTCCTCTTTAGCTTCTCTCAAAAGGTTCTTTACCTCTTTGTCCAAAAGACCTTCATCAATTGCTAATCTTGTTTTGAATTGTTCGATAAGATCTGAATACAACTCACCTTTACGAGCAAATTCTACGATTTTTTCAGGAATGGTCATTTCTTCATCAAGTACTGTATCAACAAAATTACTAAACTTACTAGTAATATCATTTTTATATTCCTCAAATTTTTCCTCATACTCTTCGATAAGTTGATTCTTTTCCTCTTTCAACTTACCCTCAGATAATTCAGAAGCTTTGACCTCTATAATATCCTGAAGTTTTTCCTTAATTTGTGTTTGGGTATCTTCATTTAGTTTTTCAGCACCCAAAAGTTCTAAAATTTTATCCATAGAAAATTAAACCTCCTTGTTTATATTTATATTCTTCTTATATTTATACTATAGTGTTTATTTTATTTACTTTTAAGGAAAGGTAGTGATAGTAAGAGATCGAACAACTATTTTCTACTCAATATAATTAACATGACCTTCTATATAAGAAACTTTAGGAAACTTAACGGATCTCAATTTTGAAGAGTATTTATCTATCATTTTCATAATTTCCTCTTCAAATTTAGCATCGACAACTAAAAGTAATTGTAACCCTACTTGTCTTCCAGGTGGTATTTTACCTTGTATTTTCTTTTTACCTAAATAAGTTGTCGTTCCTCCAAATTTTCTTTCATTTAGATGTTTATTAATCTTTTCATCTATTCTTGTCATAGTTACATCTCCTTTGATATTTTCTCTATCACAGACCATAGATGCTTTTCATAAACTTTTTGAGCCTCATTTATAGAAGGTTGTTTCATAGGACAGCAAAAATCTTGTCCTTCTAAAATACCGTCAACCCAGCTAGGCGAATTGCTTGGATCTGTAACTAAATCCCACGTTAATAATCTGTAATCTTCATTAACGTATCCATCCTCGGAAACTGTACCAAGACCTCTACTGGAAATACCAAGTTTACCCTCTTTAACTAAGGTTCTTGCTATTTTACCCATAGGTGTATCAAGTATTTTGGCTCTACCATAAACATCATTATTCTTCCATTCTAAGGATTCAACTAAATGTGATATCCTTTCTGGATTGATTTCTGGGTTAGAAGGATGAGAAAGCTCTCCCCATAAGCAACGATTCTTCATTTTCTCTTCTACTTTAGTTACTTCCCTCTCTAATATACCCTTCTTATATTTCCTCTTATTGTTATTCTCAATCTCAGCACTTGAAAATATACCAACAATATACATATTTTTGTTCTTGTTTTCAAGCAATTCAACGTCATAACTTGTTTCAGTGATTAGTAATGCCATGTTACCTCCAATATAGTTATTTCATTTCTCCTTCATCATCCATATCCCCCGACGATTTAACACTTTGTATCTTCATTCCAGGAACCTTAACACTTTTAAGCTTTTTGAGTAAAGGATTCATCATTTTTTCAGCAGCATCAAAGTCTACACCGTCTACATCTGTAGGTACATTATCAATCATTACAAAAATATCTATTCCTGCAGAAACTTTATTACCACCTTTCTTTTCTTCCAGCATATCTTCATAAATCTCATTCAGTTTATCTTCAGTTTGCATAATATTACTCCTCTTCTGAATCATTTTCTTCAGGCGGACTACCCCAATCTTTCAGCCCGAGTTTGTCCTTTAAAAACTTGTCTCTGGTAGCCCTAATCTCACCACCCAAAGAATCTTTCGCGTCCATATAGCTATCATTTTCAAATTTGTCCAAAGCATCCTTAATCTTTTCTTGATCTATACCCATTTTAAAAACCTCCTCTATCTATTTATACTTCTATTTATATTTTTGTTACTTTTTAATATCCTTTATCTTCTGCTTTAACCAAACCCAGCTCCTTATCCTTGCGAAATCCGGCCACGTTCTCTTTTATCGTATCCATGTCCCAATGTAAGTAACGATGCATCGCAAAACTTTTACTTATCTCCTCCCTGTCTGCTAAAGCATTATAGTTATCAAACTCTGTAGCAAGAAATGCTTGGTCTGTTTGTTCTTTATAATGTGATGGAGAGTTTAATGTGATCTCTATATTCTCTCTTGTAAGACTATATTGCTCCTTTAGTCCCTTAAACTCCATATGTAATAGAAATGTGTCTAATAAACTGTCACATATTCTTTTTTGTTGCCTTTCTAAAAACCTTGCCCATTTAACTTCATCTCTGGATATTTCAGCTACTTGACTACCACCAAATAATGAATCAGCTTCCCTTTTCTCTTGTCCCGCAGAAACTCTAGAAAGAGGATACTTGAGAGCCCTATAAAGCTTACGAGCAAAATAATACAAATCGTCCAGCTCCGTGAATCCGGCACTATTACCACCAACTGTTTCTATTTGGCTCCCTCTACCATCAGATGATTGAGGGAGATAAAAATTTTCCAAAATACTTAACACTTCTGGTTCTTGTGATAGTCTACCTGTAGTGGAATCGTAAGATTGCTTCTTGGTCATTTTATCTTTAACTTTCTCTACGAATTTCATTGCCTTATCCATTGGCATAGCCCCTGTATCGATACGAAATACAAATCTTTCAGGTGCCCTTACAATACGATATATAATAACAGATGTTTCAAGAAGTTTTAATTGGTTATATGGTATCCTTGCTTTATCAAGATATCCGAGAATTTCATACTTGTTATTACCATATACACCATAATTTATAAAACTTATTTGGTTAGGATCAAATACAACGATTTCTTTTGATTCTTCTGCTTCTTGTAATGTATTTGGTCTCTTTGGTCTATCAGTTAAGTATTGGAAGTATTTAAGCACATTTCCCGTAATAGGATCAATAAAATAATCCATTGATTCTGTAGGAAGTTTTTTAAGGTTTAGGATACCTTCTTTGGGATGAGCTGTATCAATGATTCTTTCATAAAACACTCTACCATCAATATAATAGGTTCTGAAGATGTCCCATAGTTTAGTATTTATATCAAGTTTTTCATAGAATAGTTTTTTAAATTCATCATCTATATTGCCTATTATGTTTTCATTCTCTTTGAGTTTAGCATCCTTTATATTTAATTTTAAGGTTTCTCCGGTCTCGTCTTCTTGTGTTGATTCATTGGTGGCGTCTTCTATAACATCAGCAATTTCACTCATACTAGCCATTGAACGATACTCATTTATCCTCATAAGTTCATTTTCAAAAGCTTTGTTGATATATCTTTGATAGAAGGTATTAAAGGAACTTAAACCTATATTACCGAATCCTTGAATAAGTTGAAGGTCTTCTGCTCCTTCACCTGATGTTTTCTTTACTTTAGCTGGTGTAAGGAATTTTTCACCCTTTCCATGAAACGCACGTAGTTCCTCATCTAATCTATCATCTTCATTACTTTTCTTAAAATTATACCAAGCCATTTACTATACACTCCTTTTATCTGAAAAATCCTATAAACCATTTTTTGAACCTAAACCATAAACCACTTCTATACTTATCTATATTATCATTGAGTTCTTTAAGTTTTTTAAAGAAATTAATATCGCTTGTTTGATCAAAATCGGCATCAATAAAAGATTGGTAAGGTAATCCTGCTAATTCCTGCTTTGACCAAGGATCATTAGGATGAGTTCTCCAGAAACAATTATTAGACATTCTCATTTGAGGATACAACCAATATCCATCATTAGAAGCAGACTTAATATACTTCTTAATCAGCCTCAAGTAATCTTTGGCAGTAAAGTGTTCCATCCATACACCACTTGAATTTAAAATGGTTACATCATGACCAAATTTCATATTGAACGTATACTTTAGTATTCTATATACATTCCAACCACCTAAGTAAGTATGTTCATTATACCACCAATCACTTATACTCCATAGATAAGGATTGATACAAGGAAATTGATATAAAGAAATTTCTCCGAGAATTTCTTGCATAAGCTCTACATTTTTCATACGTTGATCATGTTCAGAAAGACCTTTACACTTATCACATCTACATATAGCTTCATCTTGCCACTCATCATAATAAGGAATAACTCCTTCATGACCTTTGCCGTAAGATTCAAAATCTATTGCAATACCTGTACAAGAAGTATATTTTTTATGCAATTCTAATGAAAATCTTAACTTATCTTTTATGTAATCTCTATTTAAAGGGCATGGTGTATATTTCTGATAATTTTTACCATCATAAAATTGCTGTCCTTCTGGAACAATAGTATTAAGCCCAACCCATGATACAACAGGAATGAGAGTGACTTTCCCATTGTACCTCTGGAAAAGATTATCAATATCTTCCTCTGTAACATTATGGTAAGTCAATACAAGTAAGGTATCAATCCCTGCTTCGATTGCTTTATCTATGTAATCATAATCAGGCCATATCACATACATTGTTTTTGTAAACTCAGACATATCATTTTCCCCCTATTACCCACCTCTTAAATTTAAACCACCAACTACCTCTCCACTTATCAGCATTATCATTCAATTCCGTTAAAGCATTAAGGTCTATCTGTTCGTCTGGATATATGCAATAGCCATCAGTCATAACGGACTTTATTGCTTTCTTTACCATACTGAATTTTACAACACTCATATTTTTTATTGATATATTCCTTTTCCCCATTGTCCGTATGTACTGATATATATTTCTATAAGACCTCCATTTATTGGTATATGTGTTCTCATTTATCCAATAGTCGCTTATAGTCCATAGGAAAGGATTCACATATGGTAAAGAGTATAATGACATACCTTTTAATGATTCATTTATTATTTCCATGTTCCTTATTTTTTGTTGTAGGCCTGTTAGTTCTTTACACCTACTACATTCACACTTATTATCTTCTGTACTCCAATCCTCATCAACCTCATAGTTCTTAAAGTTGATACAAACAGAACTACATAATCCATCAGCATATAGGTCCAATGAAAATTCCAATAACTTACGGATCATGTTGATGTTAGTTGGACAGACTATGTAATGATAATATTTTCCATTAGAAAGAAATTGATCTTGTGTCTGTATTCTTTTACCTGGTTGAGTATAAAACACAAAAGGAACAAGATTGACCTTAGTGTAATATTCATCAAATAGGAATTTCAGTTCTTCTTTTGTATTACCAGCATTAAGATTGAGGAATATAGTGTCAATTCCAGAATCTATAGAACTGATTATCTGTTCTTCTGATGGTTGTTTAAGGTATACTGATTTTATGAACATTTTAAATTGTCACCCTTATACAAATCTTTGCATATCTTTAACTTTCTTTACGATATTATTCAATGTTTTTCCTGCTTGTGAAAAATTACCATAACCATAGGCCTTTTCAAAATCATCTAACCATTTCTTTATACCTTTAACAGAATCACCAACATCATCAACCTCATTAGATGGATTATTTGCATTTTTTCGTTCATTCAAATGCTTGTCAATCTTCTCTTGTATGTTTGTCATTTCTTTTTCCCCTTTTTATAGTTGACTGGCTTGATTTTTTCATAACGAGCCGTTGGTTTTTCAAGACCACTTATCATAGTATATACATTTATTCTACCATTTCTTGATTCATCTGAATATATACCTCTATGCACTTTAGCATTACCTGTAAATGCAGCAATGGTGTCAAAACCAAATTCGATATTGTTCATAAGACCCTCTATGGTTTCAAATTCTTGTTCACCACCCACAACGACACAAGCAACTGCTTTAGCTCGTTCTAAATCAAAATTGGATGCTAGTAATGTCTTAGATAAATTTTTCTTTAACGCTTCTGATATACTGGTCTTAGATTCAAAATTACGAACTGTAGAGGTACCCATTACCATATGTCCTCCCACCTCTAACACTGATTGAAAGTCTGTAGAATCAAATGAAATATAATTAGAGCTTTCAATGGAAATTGTATTGAAAATATGTAAAAGTTGTGCGATTGAACGATTAATTGTTGGAAAAAATTGTTTAACAGTAAGTTTCCTATATAATTTTTGAACCTTTTCGTTATCAATAATAATTAACGGAGATATGTTTTCTAAATCAGCTAATGTACTAATTTGAGATCCAACAGTATATGCATTTCCTCCAATAAGAGGTGAAGATGCTTCACCTCCTGTTGGAAGTGTAATAATAGCACCAACCTTTTTATCCGCATCAGATACATCTAAATATTTTATATATTTTTTAGCCATTTCAATAATTGTTAATAAACTTCCACCCCCTGTTCCTCCTCCTGCACCCACGCAACAAAATATATGATCAACAGTACCAAATAATTCCCTCATTTTATTATAAATTTTTTCTTTATTTGAATCTATTGTCCGTCTTGCTAATTCCATATCTTTACCAGCCCCACCTCCACCTGACATTTCTTCTAATTGAATAAGCATTTTATTTGGAACAGTTATATTTTCCAAATCTTGTTGAGCGGTATTTATAACAAAACATTTTTTATATCCGAGATTATTAAATTCTTGTACAATTCTTGAACCACATTGACCTGCGCCTATGAAAGCTAATTTTAATGAACCTTGACTCTCATCTTCTATTGTATCATCTTCAAATTCTTCTATTTCAAATTCTTCTAAGTCCGTGCTAATTATAGCCATTTCTTCCTCCTCCGTTACTTCATTCTGTTCCTTGCTAAATTTTTGTGTAGTTTCTTGGTGCTCCTGTGGTAGTTTCTCCTGTTCCTTTTCAACATAAGGTGTTTTTGCAAGTATTTTCCTCCCCTTAGCTCCAAGATATATTACATCATCTATATCCATTATATATAATTAATTTTTAATTCCTAATTCCTCTTTAGCATATGTTCGTAAAAAATTTACAACATCGGAAGCATTTTTCAATTTTCCATCTCTGAGGCCTTCTTTATATATTCTTTTAAATTTTGCTCTTCCTGAAAGTCTTATATTCCCCTTTTTACAAATAGTATTTATAGCATTACATATATATTCTTTATTATCATAACCCCTCATTTTTATAGCACCTTTAGTAATAAGATTCTTTAAAAAACCTTCATTAACTAAATATTTATCAATTGTTACATCAATATTCATCATAATTTCCCTCCTCTATATTACATCATCAATACTATTTATATTTTCTATCATAATTTTTTGTAAGGTTTTTTACTTCTTATGTATTTATCTATCCTCACTTGTTCTAATCTATTTACCTTGTATTCTGATATAGGATTGTCGTCATTGTAAGTGTAATTGATGTCCTTCAAAAATTTGACCCTTTCTTCTCCAGCCATCCCAATCATAGGAAACATCATGGCTACATCCCCACTCATTTGAAAAAAATCATGAGTTTCGGGATCTATCAAGTCTCTTCTATTTATACCTCGGAACAAAAATGCTCTAAATGTTCTCAAATGTGTAGTGCTCCATTCTTCATTCCTTATGTTGGATAGATTTTTGCTTTCTTTTGCCCATCCGTCTACTAATTCTCCATACTGTATTTGATTAAAGGAACCATAAGTCAACCATATATTACTATCCTTGCTGTACACATCATTTATCCTTTTAAACACATCATCGTCCGGTAAGTAATCATCACCATCTACTGTTATCACTATGTCGTTATCATCAATTTCTTCTCTATGTAAGGTATTGTAATGATTGCCTATTGGATACATTTTGGTCTCATTTGATATCACAGAAAAACGACTATCACCATC